GTTGGAACGAGGATGTCGGTTTCGTCATTGCTGAGATGATTGGTGTGACAGAAGGTGCAGTATTAGAAACGATTTCTAAGGCGGTTAGCGTGGGCTTCTTTAATGGGGACATGTTCAGTCGCTACAAAATCTTGACATCAGCAGGGATACAAAAACGCTATATGTTTGTCGTGAGAAATTCAAAGTTAAAGCGCGAAAGTATTCATGAGAATTACCAGCTGCTAGTTTCTTCCGAAGAAAGTACCAAAAGTTCCGAAGAAACTTTGAAACCTTCCGAAGAAACAAATGAAAATACGGAAGAAAGTACACAAAGCATAGCAAAGCATAGCAAAGAATATAAAAACTCTTTTTCGTCCCAACCGCAACCGGTTGGCGACGAGGAAGCAGCTTCAAATTCAAAAAAACTGAGCAAGTCACGAAAAAAACACAAGTACGAACATGATAGTCGATATTACAAAGCCGCCGCATGGTTGCGCGATGCGATAAAAAAGACTGCAAAAAAAAGTGTCCGTGACCCAACAGAGAACAATTTGCAAGAGTGGGCTGATGATTTCAGACTTTTAGCAGAATACGACAATATCCCATGGAGTGACATACGCGATGTCTTGATGTGGACAATGGCAGACAGCTTTTGGTGTACAAATATTCAAAGTGGGAGAAAGTTCCGCGAACAGTACACCCAGCTTGTATCAAAAATGACCCAATACCAAGGCAGTGGTAAAAACGATGTTGCTACTCACGAGAATACGGGCTATGAGATGGCTGTAGATGTCATAGCCAGGCAGGAGGCTAAGTATGCAAAAAACGGGGTTAAATAACCATGATGCCGAAGTCCTAGCATTGGCGTCAATGTTGTCTGACAACACAGTCATCATTGACGCTGTGTCAATCACAGCAAAGGACTTTTATAGCCCTGCACACAGCGAAATATTCAAGGCAATCACAGACTTATACGCAAGCGGCACGCCTGTAGACATTGTTACACTTATTGGTGAAATAGAGCGTCGTGGCGCACTAGATGCTATTGGTGGGCGCGAAAAAATTATGGAGCTTGCCGCTGCGTTCTACACGTCTGCAAACACAAGTCACCATATCCATGAGATAAAGCGATGCGCAGAGGTACGCCGCGCCTCATTTGCCCTCTCAGAGATGTTAAAGGAGCCGGGGGTAATAACTGCTAGTCAAATAAGGCAGATTGCTGAAGACATGGAGATATCAGGCGCAGCGACCTCATATGAAGATATAGCAAACTCAGAAATTTACGGATTCGTTGATAGATTGCGCATACCTTCTCCGACAATAAGCACAGGATTCAAAATTCTTGATGGTATAACAGGCGGGATACGGCGCAAGTGTGTTTTCACAGTAGGGGCGTATGCGTCAACTGGCAAGACAGCTTTTGCACTCAACGTTGCCGCCAACCAAAAAATGCATGTGCTTTTTATTAGCTTAGAGATGTCACCCGAGGCCATTTTCCAGCGGATAGCAGCGACAGCGCTAAAAATCGATTACGGGCTTGTCCAGAAAAAAAAACTCACAGATGCCCAATTTGACGCAATTGAAAAACATGTAAATGACTTAAAGGGCCGGTTCTACTGCATCAGCGATAAGTATTTTGTTGAGCAGCAGATGGACATCGTTGCAAACATTAGGCCTAGCCTAGTCATCGTGGATTTTGTGCAGAAAGTGCGTACCCACCGAAGACTTGAATCACGTCGAACAGAAATTGAATATATAAGCGGACTGTACAAGCAAATGGCAAGTCAATATGACTGTGTTGTAATGTTGCTGTCACAACTCACTCGCCCAGAAAATAGAGCCGCCAAAAACTTCAAGCCCACTATGGCATATCTAAAGGAATCTGGTGCGCTTGAAGCAGATGGTGACTATGTTGCCATATTGCACCGTCCCTATGTCCTCAGCAAGGATGATAGCATCAAGAAAGAGGATGGGTATATCCTTATTGACAAGAACAAGTATGGCGAAACAGGGCAAATAAATCTGCACTTTAAGGGTGCATATCAGCAGTTTTATGAGGTAGAAACAAAAAATGGCCCTAAAAGTTGGAGCGAGGTTTCAAAGGAATTAAAGCATATCAAAAACGATGATTTGCCGTTTTAGGGGGTTCACAACATGCACAAGAATATGGCAGCACTGCAAGAGAGTATACAAAAAACAAGGATACAATCGCTTAGTGACCGTGCGAAACAAATGGAAATCCATGGCACAGACAGCATCTATAAACAGTACAGTGCTGGCAAAATGCGCATTTATGCAAAAGGATTGCCATGGGAAGAGGAATCTTTGGAGATTGACATGCTGGCAAAAGGTCTTGGCTTGTGATGAGAGGGTGGACACAGATAATGCCTAATAAATACCGCAACATAAAAACCACAGTTGACGGCATTATATTTGATTCAAAAAAAGAGGCAGCCCGGTATCAGGAATTAAAGCTACTTGAAAAGGCTGGAAAAATATTCTGCCTTAAGTTGCAGCCAAAGTTTTTGCTTATTCCTAAAACTACAAAGCGCAGGTCAGTCACATATACAGCTGACTTCTGCTACAAAGAGCCAGTTGAAGCAAGTATAAACAAAAAAGGGTTAGACTTCCACGCTGTCACCGCTGAGTATTGTCATGGAAAGCGAGTTGTAACCGTAGTAGAAGATGTGAAATCCCCGGCTACAGCAAATAATCAGGCCTACATCGTCAAGCGAAATCTGTTTGAGTATCAGAATCCAGATGTAGAGTTTAGAGAAATTTTGTGAGGCGCAACAATGCTTGATGTAAATCGGCTTTATCACATGGATTGCATGGAGGGTATGGCATATTTTCCAGATAAGTATTTTGAATTAGCTGTTGTTGATCCGCCTTATGGGATAAACGCCACCAAAATGGCGATGGGTAGCAACAAAAGGGGCCTGGATGGGTATCCGAGTGTCAGCTCCGCCGAGCGACTGAGAAAAGGAAGGCTTAACGCTGGATCAGGAAAGCTAAAAGACCGCGCCCTTAGCACAATGTGTTGCGATTGGGATTTTGCACCGCCGACTCAAGAGTACTTCAATGAGCTATTTCGGGTTTCGGTTAATCAAGTCATATGGGGTGGAAATTATTTTAAGTTGCCACCAACACGTGGGATTGTTGTATGGGACAAATGTCAGCCGTGGGAGAACTTTTCTCAAGTAGAAATGGCGTGGACTTCCTTCGACAAGCCGGCTGCATTATTCCGGTTTTCGAATACAGGAGGCGCAAACTCAGAACGCAAAATCCACCCCACTCAGAAGCCAGTAGCCTTATATAGCTGGATACTGGGAAAGCTTGCAAAGCCAGGGGATAAAATTCTAGACACGCATGTTGGCAGTGGTTCGTCGCTAATTGCGGCTTATATTAGCGGGTATGACTTTGTTGGATTTGAGATTGACAAGATATATTGCAATAAGGCAGCAGCAAGGCTGAATGAGGCAATGAACCAGATATCGCTAAGAGAGGTATAGCAATATGGATATAGTTTTAGCGAACGTAAAAAGTGCCGTGCATAATGAGTTATTACGCGCATCTAAAACACATGGAGCAACAAACAACAGCCCTCATGAGAGTTATGCAATTATTCTCGAAGAATTCGAAGAGGCTTGCGAGGATACAGGCAGCTTTGATGAGGCGCTGAGGGACTTCTGGAAGCATGTAAAATCTAATGATACAACAGCGCAGTACAGGATCCTAAGCACAATGCAAGACCTTGCAGAAACCGCTGCAGCTGAGTGGATTCAGGTAGCAGCAATGTGCGAAAAGGCTATGCGACAAAGGGAGGATTGATTACTATTACAATAACCAAAGAACAACTGGCCGCCATGCTGGACGGGCGGGAGTATGGGAAGGAATTGACCAATGATGAAGGAAAATTGGCCAAACAAAGCGGCCTAGTAGTAATTTTTGGTGCATCTGATGATCTGATGCAAATTGTAGGCGCTGAGTGTGCAGAAGTTGGTTGTTACAAAGGTGGCACTGCATATTTTTCAGCAACCGGATTATTTGAAAGCGAGTGCTCAGATGGGGATTGTCAATATGCTGAAAATATCCGCGCCAAATGCAAAACCATAGACGCTATCTGGTGTCCACCCACCGGCGCCTCTTGGGCATACGAAACTGATATTCCACATGCCACATTTAAAATTTACGAAGATGATGAGCTTTATTGTACTGGGATTGTATTTGAGTTGGCGGTGTTGAAAGTGGATACAAAACCAATGAACAATTTTGACAATTGGAAACAGCGACTAACTCCAGAAGACCTTATGCGAAATGGCTATCATGCAGGGGATGACTATAAAGTCGCCATATTGCCATGTGTCAGTGTTTGTCCGGTTCATAACTGTCCACGTAAAGACGAATCATTTACCGGACATGACGCTATCTGCAATGATTATTTTATGGAGTGGGCGGAATCGTGCGATGAATAAACCAATCCTGGACCCATGCTGCGGTGGCCGTATGTTTTGGTTTGATAAACAGAATCCGCATGTAGAATTCTGTGACAAAAGAGTGGTGACAAAAATGATGGTTGGTAAAGGCCGAAACGCAAGAGCATTTGAGGTTAATCCAGATACCGTAGCGGATTTTAAGCACCTGCCATATGACGATGAGCAATTCTACTTGGTCGTGTTCGACCCGCCTCATTTACTGCGAGCCGGGAAAGAAAAATCATACATGGCCCAAAAGTACGGGATATTACCAAAAGATTGGCAATCAGAAATACGTGCCGGTTTTCACGAGTGCATGAGGGTGCTTAAGCCCTACGGTACGCTAATTTTCAAGTGGAATGAAGTACAGATTACTGTCTCAGAAATCAAAAAAGCTATCGGTGTGGATCCGCTATTCGGCCATATATCTGGCAAAAAATCCAATACGCACTGGATGACATTTATGAAGTTGCCAGAGGTGGACGTATGAACCAAAAACGTAAGTTGTCACATATGCATCACAGTTTGCGACATAAAAGGTGAAAAAGATGGCTAAATTCGATTATATGAACTTTTACGGTGCAGCGGATATAGAGTTCGTTGTGCACGCAAAACAATTTTCAAAAGAGCAAGCCATAGCACTGTTCATACATGAAAACATGGCTGGGTATACACGAGACCGACTTAGAGAGCCAACAGCAGATAACATAGAGCAGCACCATGTCCGTTACTATGTGCGTGAACCTTTTGGCTGTGGGTTAGGTAGCAGCGATGGGTGCTACTCATTTTGCAGCGAGGATTCCCGCGGCAGTTTTCCAGTATGGACAATAGATTTTGCGAAATTAAGACAGAGGAAAACATCATGAATCTACTAAAATTTTCACCAAGCGGTCAAGAACCATCTGCCAACTGTTGCACCGTATATGAGCAAGGTATGACTGGGTGGAGTGGCTAATGGGCTTCCCGGAGGGCTGGACGGAAACCTAGGCTGGCCACCAGAGCCAGATATCCCGCGCCTTGCGACCGGCATAAAGCACCGAGCCAACAGACTAAAAGCTCTAGGTAATGCCGTTGTGCCTGCACAGGTATATCCTATTTTAGCTGCGATAGCGGAAATTGAGAGGAACATTTAGGATGATTGGTGGCGTGTTCGCGGTAATAGTCATTGTTCTGTGGTTCGTATCAGCGACTGGGATATTTATATCATTGGGGCTATTAATCTTACTTTTGGAGGGTTGGCTTGATGAATGAAAAACGATTTATGGTGAAAGTACAATCGGATAATGGAGAGCAGATACAGGGTTATTACGCATTTATTCCTAAGTCTGAATTTTGTGTACGCGACAGACATTTAATCTATTACACAACACAAGATGACCCTGACGATTTATGCTGCAGGCTAGTTGACCCCGCCAAAGTTGAAGCTGTTCCAATTGCGGTTGAAAGGATATCAACACACGAAAAGGGCCTGCTTGTAGGCGATTGCCCGAACTGCAAGACATCTCTGACTTCAAATAGAAACAGTAAATATTGCAACTATTGTGGCCAACGATTGGACTGGCAATAGCATCTGGAGGATGAGCAATGGAGCAAAAAAAGATAATCAAGCGTATAGCTGGACTTGTACTGGTTTTAATAGTATTTCTTGGAGCATCGCTAGTTAACAGACAAACAGCTATGATAATTTTTCGCATTTTGCAACCAGATTTGATACCACAAGAACCTAGCGAGTTACTTGCAATATTAATGGGTATCATTTTTGTACTATCTGCCTGGGCGCTTGGAGTGTTAATCATTGCTTTCATAGTGCTAGCTGCATGGCTTTTTAGCTAGAAATGAGGTTTAGTGATGACTTTTAAAGTATGCTGTAGTGCCAGCAACCACATGGTGGATTTGTATCTTGACCTATATAACCGATACACCGGCAGGATGGCAACCATGCTCCTTGGTACAGAGGTAAATATATGGCTACTCAATGCGATAGGTGCAGTATTTTTAGCCGTGGGGCTAGTGCTTTTATACAGGCTAACGCTGAGATGGAAGCAGACAGTGTATGACTTTGTACAGCATTTGCCTTTCGTGCAGAAAACTGGAGAGCATAGGCCAAAGGATAGAGTCGTGGATGCGCCGGCACAAGACCGGCAGGACAGAAAGGATGCAGGCTAGTTGGAAAGATTGACTATAGATAATGGCGCAGGATTAAAAGTATTCAAGCAGCCATTTATATGCAGTCGATGCCATGAAGAAGAGTACGACTTTCCGATTCATAGCATGATTGGATGCCACAGTCTAGCTGAATACGTGGCTGCTTACGAAAACACAGGATTTTCGCCAGAACAGGTTAGGGAAATAGAGTGCAGAAACAAGAGCGAGTTACGGCCATGCACTGTTGGCGGAAAAGCGTGTCTGTTTCACCGATGGGCTGATTATACATTTGGTGTCACCCCATAAAGTAAAGTTTGCTGATGGAGGAGATGCTGACGGATGAAAAAAATAAAACCATGGGCGCATTATGCTCCACCATATGAAGATGACCTTGAAGCCATAGAGGTTGATGACAATGCCACCCATGAAGAAATTGAAGAAGCCGTAAGAGATGCGGTAATGGATTATTTTGAATGGGGATGGAGCGATTATGGCAACTACGATTAAAGACCTTGAGCAATACCGCAAGCTACAAAAAGAGATACTTAACACATCCAAGCGCCTAGAATCTATGCCAAAATCTCCCAGTCGCATTGTTTCCGACTCTGTAAAAGGCTCAAGCCATGACCTAAGAGCCAGAGAGCAGGTAATTACAATCACAGGGCTGGATATGCGCAACAGGCTTAAATATGAAAAATTACAAAGAATATACGAGGATCGAGTAACTCGTCAAACTAAAACTATACTAAAAATAGAAACGTTTATAGATACCATAGAAGACAGCAATATCCGCAACATTATAAATTGCAGATATATACAGGGCTTGTCATGGGCAGCCACAGCGCAGCGGGTTTACGGCTATCCAAGCGAAAGCATCGCAAGGATGGCCATTAAGCGTTATTTCAAGAAACAGGAGACGCAAAATGCAATGCTCCTAACTTTTCAAAAATAGACGACGATGACCTAATGTAAAAAAATATTGCCTTGTGCGTTTTGTGCGCTTTTAATGTGATATAGTGCTAGCGTGGCAGTTTTCATAAGAGGCCACGCCGCTACAAATCACCCAATACAGACTAAACAGCCCGATGGCCGCCAACCGGGCTGTTATTTTTTATATAAAGGAGCAAAAATATGAGCATAACACTGACCTTAACCCTCACTGCAGGCGAACTCATCATAGATAAATACACAACTATAGACATTAATAGACGCGATGATGATTTTAATATCAACCTAGGAAACTATAATCAAGATTTTGCGTTTAATAGCATATTTGAAAAAATAAGAGGGCTTCAGCATGATAATGAGGCTTTTGACATTACGCTCAAGTCAGAAAAAGAGCAAATGAGTGCTAAAAACATGACCGTAGACTATCATCTCAACTCTGGTGGTGAGATCCTAAGTTTTAGGCGATTTGTCGAACAGCCAACACAAGAGACGCAGGCGCAAGACAATGACAACAGTGCCGAGTAGTAACCCCAAAGCGCTCACAGACTTGCTACGTACAGGCGACACACGTAAATTCTACGATTCGCCAGAATGGCGAAAAACACGCAAAAAAGCACTAATACGTGACCGATATAGGTGTTTATTATGTAAAGATAAAGGGAGATATAGCCACGCCAATACAGTGCATCACATAAAAGAAATAAAAGAACACCCTTCCGCCGCCCTCACTCTAAGCAACTTGCAATCCCTTTGCAGTTTATGCCATGACGACAAGCACGAGCGGAATTTAGCAAAAGTACCACAGCACCAACAAAAACTAATTCTTCCAGAGCGCTGGTAATACCCCCGGTCAAAATTTTTCGATTTTTTTGTGAGAGCCGATAACCGAGACCAGATATTCCTGTGGAGGCGTGAGGGCTTTTCACGTGAGGGGGGTATATATGGGCAGACCAAAATCTGATGCCGTCTTACGCAGAGAAATAAAATCCGATTTGCTAGGTCAATTGAGCCTGAAAAATATATCAGGTCGTCAATATATCAACCTGATAGATGACTATATGATGCTATGGGATGTTAAAAATAGCCTTGTCTCGGATATTAAAAATCGAGGCGTTGCAGTTAAGTGGAATAATGGTGGAGGGCAAAAAGGATACAAGAAAAATGACAGCGTTTCCGAGCTTGTAAAAGTAAATGCACAAATGCTAAAGCTGCTTGCGGAATTGGGTTTAAGAGCCACAGAGGTTGAAATTATAGACGATGACACGTCAGATGTATGATCCATATATTGATAAATACATGCAAGCAGTGGAAACCGACGCTATCACCAGCTGCAAAGAACAAAAGCTGCTTATGCAGTTCCTCCACAAGAAATTATCAAGCCCTGATATCGTTATTGACCATGAAATTATACGAAAATCAATAGAAGTGCCAGCGCAATACTTCCCGTTTGAGCTAATGGATTGGGAAAAATTTATAAATGCCTTCATCTACGGAGTTCGATATAAAGATGGTCCGCTAGTATTTGACCGCTTTTTTCTCATGCTAGGTCGTGGTGCCGGGAAAAACGGATATATATCATTTAATAGCTTCTTCATGCTTTCAAACAATCTAGGGATAAAGAACTATGATATTGACCTAGTTGCCACATCAGAAGAACAGGCTTCTCGCAGTTTTTTTGATTTGTATGACGTAATACAAGAACATGAAAAACTATCAGGAAAGCGAGCTAGCACAAGCAAAAAATCAACAAAACATAAGCAAGGGGTATTTTTTGTTACCAAGGAGCTAATACAGCACAGAGCAATGCGCTCAACACTTAGATACAACACATCTAACGCCCGGACGAAAGACAGCAAACGTCCGGGTGTAGTTATTTTTGACGAAATTCACGAATACGACACATACGACAACATATCTGTGCATCGTGGAGGGCTAGGTAAGGTAAAGGACCCCCGTGAGTTTCTGATAACCACCGATGGTTTTATTCGTGGCGGTGTATTGGACGACATGAAGCAAGAAGCATTGTCTGTACTTCATGGGGACCGGCCAAAATCGTCACTATTTCCCTTTATATGTCGTTTGGATTCAAAGGAAGAAGCTGATGATCCGAAGATGTGGCAAAAGGCAAACCCGTCCATATGTGAAAATGCCACATTGCGCCGCCAGCTAGAAAAAGAATACGAAGACTCAAAAACAAACGGTAAGCTTTACCTAGGCTTTATGGCAAAGCGTATGAATTGCCCAGTAGAAAACACCCTCAAAGCCGTAGCCGCATGGGAAGAAATTCTTGCAACGAACCAGCATTTCCCAGAAGATATCAATGGAATTGACGCTATTGGAGGACTAGATTTTGCAGAAACACGAGATTTTTGTTCTGTAGGCGCTTATTTCAAAAAAGATGGGTTACGATATTGGAAACAGCATACTTTTATGCAGGCTAATGCACCAAAGCTACAGGGCATTGATAGAGATTTAATCACATTAGCCATTGAGAATGGATTACTAACGGTTGTACATGACGCTGTTATCAGCGCAGATTATTGCGTGAACTGGTATCTAGAGCAGGCAAAAATTTTTAACTTTAATAAAATCTGCATGGACAAATATCGCTCAATAATACTAAAGCCAGCATTTGAAGAAGTGGGTTTTAGTGTAGAGATTGTAAGAAAAGGCCCAGCGACTCATGCAATGCTTTCACCTTTGGTAGACGAGCTATTCGGAAAACGCCAAATTATTTTTGGCGATGATTGTCTCATGAGGTGGTACTGCGGGAACGTCTACAAAGACGAAAAAGAAAACGGCAATGTCGAGTATAAAAAATATGAGCATAAAAAAAGAAAAACAGACGGATTTTTTGCTTTGCTTCATGCCATGAACTTAGATGGCGAACTGTCGGAAGGGTTCGATTTTGACCCCGCACAATTTGAAACATTTTATTATTGAGGGTGGGCATATGGGTCTTAGTAATATTATAAGCAACCTGAAGTTTTGGGGAAAAGGTGGAGCCGGAGAACAAATATTCCTAGGCACATTGGCCGCAGAGACACACTATAAATTACTAGCGCTGGAAACCTGTATAAGCTTTATAGCAAACACCCTGTTAGCATGTGAGTTTCAAACATTTAAAAATGGGAAGGAAGTCCGGGATAGCAATTATTATTTATTTAATGTTCGGCCAAATCAGAATCAGAGTGCCGCTGTATTTTGGCACGAACTTATAGGGAAATTGTACCGGAATAATGAAGCTCTCGTAATAATGAATAACGATAAATATTATATTGCCGACAGCTTTGCCGTAAAAACATATGTGCTGTACGACAGTGTATATTCGGATGTAACGATTGATGATTTTACCTTTAACGAGACATTTAAATCAACTGATGTGTTTCATTTTAAGCTAAACAGTAAAGATGTATCTCAAATATTCGACCAGTTGTTTGCAGATTATGGAAAATTATTAACAGCCACTCAAGCGACATATAAGCGAAAAAATACACCACGACTGTTTATTGATATGGAAGCATCATTTAACCCGAATGATGAGAACCAGAAGGCAGTGCGTGAGTTCCTTGCTAAACAATTCAAGTCGTTTTTTGAGTCAGATGGCGCTGGTGTGGTGCAGCCACTATACAAGGGAACATCTCTTAATAAAAGCTTCAACCCATTTTCCAGCAATGCAATATACACCACTCGTGATATACGCGCCCTGGTAGATGATATATTTGATTTTGTTTGTATGACATTTCATATACCATCAAAGTTAATTAAAGGCGATATGGTTGATATCGTAGCACTAACAGATTTATTTATTATTGGCTGTATACGTCCTTTAGTTAGGATTATCCGGGATGAGATCAACGCAAAGCAATTTACAAAAAATGAGTTTCTTAATAGGACTTATGTAAAAGTTGATACAACGCGCATAACTGTCACAGATGTTGTTAAGCTAGCGAATGTGGCAGATAGGCTATTCGCAGCGGGTATACACAGCGTTAATGAAAACCGCAGAATGATTGACAAAGAGCCTATAGACGAACCTTGGGCAAATGAACATGCCATGACAAAAAACTATAGTAAAATTAATCAATTGGAGGGGAAGTCAGATGCAGATTAAGCACCGCTTAGAAGCTATACAAAGTGCCGCATCAAAAGAGGTAAAGATTTATATGTATGGGTATATAAGTGATTCTGGCAATTGGTGGTCTGATGAGGACATAATTACACCCCGCGCTGTACGCGAAACACTTAAAGATATTGATGCTGAGATTATACATGTACACATAAATATCTTTAAGTGTTTCGCATACAGCGCGGGGTG